TGATTCTAATCCATTGATTTCTGTAATTCTACCAACTGCAATTCCACCGTTAGGTTTATTAGCAATTGCTAAATCTAATAATGTAGAACCTGTTGAAATAAAGTCTTTTATATCTGTAGGTGTTGTATCAGAACCATCAAGAAAGTAAGCGACTTTAGTATCTTTGAAAGTTTTATTTAAACTAGCGGCAAGTTGCCCTGCCAATTCGTCTCTTGTTGACATATAATGTCTCCTAAATTTGTATAACATAGGGGAGCAAAAGTCGAAACTCTCACTCCCCAACTTATTAGTCTTCTATTAGTTATTAAACAGATCGTCAAATGCTGCTGAAACATCCTCAGTTGATTTTACATCTTCTTTAACTTCGGATTTAGTTACAGATTGCTCTTCTGATTCTTCTTCGCCTTCTTCTGGATTCAACCAAGCATTAAGAACTTCAGTTAGTTCTTCGTAGGTTTGTTCCTGATATATCTCAGTAATATCCTTTTGATTGTCGATTAGATTCTCAAGAAGAGTAGCATCTTCCGTAATCGGGGTTTGATTTGGTTTAACCCTGATGTTTGTTTTTGGAAACGAAGCTCCAACTTCTTCTGCTGTCTTGAACTCTACCGTAATATCACGACCATTCATTGAGTCAGTAATATCACCATAATCAGGATCAGCAATAATGGAAAGCAGTTCTTGATAAACTGTTTTACCAAAACCCCAAAACTTAACACCTTGATTCTCTTCACCACGAATTACTACTGGAGCAAACGTTCTCATTTTAGATTCGATCTTACGAGCTAATTGATAGTCTTCCTTATTACCCGAAGCTTTGAGTTTTTGAGAAAACTCTTCGATTGGGTCAGGACGACCAAATGACATTGGTGAAAGATAAGATTTTCTACCTAAATCATAATGAAAAAATAACTCGATGAAAGGGTTGTCCTTATTGTGTTTATAAGGTACAATTCTTACTTGAGTTGTGCCGGGCGACGGCTTCCATAGATTTGAGGTACGATTGTTTGTGATTTGAAGTTGACCTAGACGCTTCTTCAATGCGTTAATATCCATTAGATATCTCCTATTTGTTATTAATTAAGTTTAATTGTTTAATTGTCATTGTTACTGTTCTTTGTGTAACCATTTTCATACATAAATAAGTATTATATATGTTCTTCAAAATACATTTTATTTTTCTTCAATATCAGATTTCCATGTTTTTGTATGTATTATTGAATACACCCTTGTTGGTATTTCATACAGACCCTCATCATTTGTCAATAACATGCGATTTCTATAATTTTCCCAGGGTATTGGAAATGAGTTATCTAATATACCATTGTTTAATGTCTTAACTAACTCATTAAGTGCGTTAATTGTATACAATGAATTTGATTGTTTCTTTCTATGTATAGAAATTGTATCTACTGTACCATCAATAAAATCGTCTGTTGCTTCTACATTGTATGTGCATATTAATTGATGATAATCTTTTTCGTTCTGAAATACGTATATCTTATCAAATACTATATCGTTACAAGCTATAATCAAATCTATTGATTCGTATAATCTATTCCTTTTGCAAAATGTTGCTAATAATTGTGTTTTCATATTTCTCCTTTTTATTCTTTATATTTAAGAGCGGTATTTGCTTTTTGATATTTTGCATCAGAAACGTTTGGAGTGCCGTCATCACATTCACTTTGTTGTGTAGAATCAGGTGTACCTAAATAACCTTTATCGTGTATCTGCATATTAGAAGTGTGATGGTCTCCTTCAAGTTCTTCTACTTCAAGTTCCCCATTTACGTTTCTAACTTCAGCATATTTAATGCCTAATTCAAGGTCAAGATTATCCATAGTATCTTTGGTATTTTTCTGTGTATATTTTCTATACACCATTTCCATTAAAACTTTTGAATATACTTTAGGTGTTTCAGGTTGCAATCCCGCCTGTTTCATATATTTTTTCATACTTGTTTTTGTTTTTTCTAAGTCCGAATCGGATATCAACTTTGAATTGTTTATGTCATCATATAATTGGTCAAAAGTCACGTTATCATCACACACCTTATTAAAACTTTCGATTGTTTCAACATCTTTCTTGGTTTGTTCATCAAGTTTATCTTTGTCAAGATTGCCTAATCTATTAACTTGCATTTCTTCTAATTGTTCAAATGTCTTTCTGTGTTCTGGATAAACTTTAGCAAAATGTTTACAAAATTCTGAAGCAGAAGAACCTGGTATATTAGTTCCTTTATCAGCTGATTTGACACTTACAGAATTTAGAGATATTACTTTTCCTGTACCATCTCTTTTCATTACTAAGACATCAGCTATTGGATAATTACCTGAAGAAGGCATATAAGCCTCTTTTTCTTGACATCTATATTTCATCGTGACGATAACCTCAGCAAAATCTTTTAAAACAGATGCTTGTTCTTTCCCATCAAGTTCACCTGCCGCATCATACATCTCTTTCTGTATTTTACCTAAGTTCTTTTCAAGCTTCTGAAGTCTTTGTTCAGTAGTTAGTTTCGGGTCAGTTAAAATTGCTTTTATTCTATCGTGTGCTTTTTTAACATACCCCTGCGATTCTTCACTACCTGCAGACTTTGTACTTTCAAGTATCTCATCCATCAGAGCCATATTAGAATCAACAAAGTCTTGAGTATCAGGTGGCGGATTGTTTGGGTCACCAATTGGACCGCCCAACATTGTGTCCTCATCTTTCATCCCACTCTCAACAAGTGTTTTCTTGATTTGTGGATGTAGGTCAGAAACTTTTGTTCTTGTCTTTATCATCTTGTTTGGTTTGTGGTCTAAACTTAAATGACCTGATATAAGTGATTTTGGTGGGTCATCTATTTTACCTAATGTTGATTTAAACTTTGGCGGAGTGATGTCAAGTTCTTCAAGTTTCGTTTTAAGTGCAGGCCATCTTTCATAAATAGCTTGTTTATTATTTACACGTTCTTCATATGCTTTACCAAAATTTTTCCCATAATCCACTTTCTTATCACCTTTACCAATGGATACGCCTTTTGGTATTGTTGGGTGACCGGACATTGTATCAGTTCTTTCTCCGAAATAAACTTTACCTGATATTGGATTTGAACTTATAGTTAAATATTGAAGATTGGCTCTATCTGCGTCAGTAAACTCATCATCTTTACCATTTGATAATAATTGTAGTTTAGAAAACAATCTTTGTGCTACAACTCTTCGTTGGACCTCTGCATCCTTTCCTCCAAAATCAGGAGGTTTTAATTCTACATTACCCGCTTCCAAATTAGATAAATGTTCATATGCTTCCATACCTTCTTCAGAAACTTCTATTTTAAATTCTTTTTCTTCACCTACATCTCTTTTATAATCAGGATTAACATCTGTATTGTTATCTTTACCTCTATCTGCTTCGGCATCTTTACTAACTACATTTGCTTTAGGTTCGTCTTTCGTACCATCACCTCTCAACTTTACAGCAGCTTTGTAAGCTGGTGAGTCTTTATCTCTTTTTATTGCTGATTTATATGTCGTAGTTTTTTGAACATCATTACCATCTTTAACTTTAATAGTGTATTTTACTGGCGTATCAGGATCTATATCGTTTGGTTTTTTTGGAGCTTCACCCAAGAGAGTTTTGATAGCAAAGTCAACATCTTCTGTTAACATACCTTGTTCTATTAGATAGTTTTGCAGGGCATAAACGTGTTGTTTATTATTGAAATCAGGCACTGCATAGTACCTATCTGCAAAATCATTGAAAAAGTTTTTCCAATCAAACATTAAAATTTCTCCGTAATGTTAGTAAGATTATCATAGTTATCTCCCCATGCAGCTTTAACTGGATACTTGCCTCTTTCCAAAACTTCTTTTATTTCTGTAAGAAGTGGCAATCCATCATCTATGTGCATATCGAAAAGAAATGAATCATAACTATATAAAACCAACTTGCTCTTATATTTTCCCATCAACTTCCTTATATCCCTTATAACTAATACATTCGATTCTGTTTCAAGTAACTGAATATAATAGTTAAATAACTTATTTGCATTAAAATCATTTCCTTTTATTTGTCTCTTATAAATATCTGATTCTATAAAATCTTTACTCTTGAAATCTTTCCAAAGTTTATCTGTGTACTTTCTTACCTTATCAAAATATTTTATATTCTCTGCTATCTCATCAGGAATATAACCATATAAATATTGAAATGAAAGAACTTTTGCTTCTTGATAAGTTATATCAAATAAATCTGCAAAGTGTTGGTGAACAGATGCATCTGAAAATTTATAACCCACTTTATCTGCAATCAATCTCAAATGATATGCATCATAATCAAACTCAACTAATTTACCTTTACTACCAAACCTACTGATAAACTTTGCTCTGCTACCATCACTCTTATTTAGAGCTGCAAAGTTAATCCCACCAAATCTATTTGAAGGACGACCTGTTGATGTGTATGGATTATACTCTGAATATACCAATCCGTCAGTCGTTTGTAATCCATTTTTTTCAATGTATATGAAGTTGTCAAACATATCGTTGTTGTATGTCAAGATGTCAGGAGTAGGGTATTTTGAGACAATAACCTGCATTTCTGTTGCTATCTTATATAAATGACGAGCAAATCTCATAATAGGTATAGAAGAGTTTATATTACTTTTCTCATAATATTTTATGTGATAATGTCGAATTGTGTCATCTGAATATAAATCTATATTAGTTTTTTCTCCTGTATTCCAATAATTAAGTAGATTTACGTCAATAAGATTATTTAATTTTGTAAGGTGATATGCCTGTTTTTTATCAAGAGTGTATATTGGCTTATCTTTATTATTTATAATACCCAAAT